ATGACCGGATTTATACCCTGCTCGTTAACCGTGATTCAATCCCTGCCCGTTTCGGCCCTGCGGTTGCTGTTAGTGGCGACATCGTGTATAGCGGTAATATCTTTGTTACTTCGCTTTCATTGGATGCTACTGACAAAGACCTGCTGAAGTTTGATGCGGAGTTCCAGGTACAGAATGCTCCACTTACCCAAACAAAGACATACTAATTTATGCCCGTACCATTTGAGTTAAAAACTTCAACGGGCAGCGTTAGTTTGTTATGGAATAACTGGGCGATGCATCGATTCTGTGAGATGAATGGCAACTTGCCAATAGGTAAGATGTTGGAGATGTACGATGGGCAATCCTTAACCTTTAAGCACGTTATTACAATGGTGCAGGCGGCAAGTGAAGGAGCCGGCAAGGTGATAAGCGAAAGGGAAGCATCGCAGTTGATTGATGAGGGGGGTGGGTTGCAGTTCACGGGATCGCAGGTACTTGAGTTCATCCAGTACACTATGAAGGCAATGGTGCCGGATGTACCTGCTGATAAAAACGCACCGGAGGAAGAAAAAAAAAGTTAAACCACCGGGATAAGACCTGGGATGAGGTTATAATTCTCGCCATTGAATCGGGCCTAACTATTGAGCAGTTTTGGTCTATTCGGTGGCGAGATTTTTTGCTTTATCGCAAAGCCTATGAAGCGAAGCAGTTAGCTGAATGGCAAAGGGCGAGGTTGATAGCTTATGTTATGTACTGCACGAACACCGACACGAAGGGGCGCAAAAGCATAACAGATTTCTTACCTTTGTCAACGGACGAGCAGCCGGATAGGGGGGAGAGATTGACACAGGAGCAGTTTATCGAAAATATGAAGAAATTATCAGAAGCATTAAAATAAAGCAATGGCACCGGAAAAACTCGAAATATTAATTAGTGCTGACAATAAGAAAGCCATTGCAGCGATTAAGGAAACTATCCTATCTCTTGATGGGGTTGAGAAATCAGCAGGCAATACAGGGAAGGGGGTAAAGAAGTTGGGTACTGACTTTACTGGAATGAGTAGAGTTATACAGGATTTGCCATATGGTTTTAATGCTATATCGAACAACTTAACTCAATTAGTTCCTGCTGCCGGTGCTGCCGGACTTGCCTTTTCTGCACTTGTCGCAGGATTATCATTTGCTCAAATAGGGTTAGCGAACTGGACAAGGGGGTCGAAGGATGCTTCCGATGCAATGTCAGCACAAACAAAATCAATTACTGATTTTAACATAAAAGTTTATGATGTAAAAGATGCCTTCAATTCAGCAAGGGCAGGAGTATTAAGTAAGAAAGAAGCACTTGATAAGTATAATGAGAGTTTAGGTGATAGCATAGGTTACGCAAATAGTATAGCGGAAGCAGAGGATTTAATGGTCAAAAATACTGCAACGGTTATTAAAGCGATGCAGTTGAGGACACAGGCAAATGTATACCAAGCGAAAGCGGCTGAATTGAATGCAAAGTTGATTAGTGGTGAGATGTTTGATTTTGATAAGAATTGGGGTGAGTCCGCAATGCTTGCAATTAAAAACTTTGTTAAAGGTCAGAACCTTGCTCAAATGGTTACTGAAGATGTAAACAATTCTTTATCACAACAAAACAAACTTTTAGATTCAGCTAATAAGCTAAATGAAGAAGCAATAAAGTTAGAGAAAACATTAGCAGGGTCAAGAACAAAGCCAGGCGGCGGTGGTGACACAACAAAAGCAGAAATAGAAGCTTACCTTAAAGCACAAAAAGAACTTGAATATTATAACAGGTTATTGGTAGAGCAATCGGCTATTAACAGGTTGAGAGCAAATATGGCCGGGAAAGATACTGGTGTAGTATCTACCGGAGGCATCAACCTTCCGCAACAAAAAGACCTAACCAATCTTCAACTTACAATTAACTCCAACAATACATTAAACAAGGTTCTTGCAGAGCAAGCAATGGCTTTGAATATGGTAAAGTTGAAGAAGGATGAAGCATTCGCAGCAGACACGGCAAACTACTTAACGCAATCCATAACCAATATGTTCAATGCTATGATTAATGGTCAAAGTATAGGAACTGCATTAGGTGATATGTTTAAGCGATTAGCGGTTGACATTGCAATGGCAGCAGCGAAGGCGGCAATCTTTCAGGGTATTATGTCTGCATTAACTGCACCGGTGAGCGCAGGTGCAAAAGCAGGGCAAGCGGTTGCCGGTGCTATGGGTTTTGCCGGTGGTGGTGGTGGTAAGAAAGGCGGTGGATTCCTTTCCCTTCTCGGCAAACTGCTCGGCTTCTCCGAAGGTGGTACCGTTAGCGGCCCCCGTTCTGGCTATCCTGTAATGCTACACGGCACAGAACACATTGTACGGCCCGACCAAATGCGGTCAATAATCGCATCCGCATCGCAGATGGGGGGAGGAAATAGTAGGGTAGTGGTGGAGGGTGTAGTGAGAGGTAACGATATATGGCTTTCACAAAGTAGAACGAATACATTTAGAGCATTAAGCGCATAACCTATGCCATGTAAAAGATTAGTTATTGATGTAATACAGGCCGATTTGGATGCTTCCGATGACGGCTTTGTATATTACACGTTTGTCGATTGCGGTGGCGATGATGTGGAAGTTGGTTACAATACTGCAAGGTTAAACTTTGATACAGGGTATTGTATGGATGTTGACCGGGATTATACGGCACACATTCTTATAGGCGGCATCCCGACCCCTCCACCTAATTTCAGTACCGCAACCGAAGGTGATACTTGTACCGGAAGCGATCCTGTTGAAATACCACCAGCAGTAGTACCACCTGCATACGGGAAGAAATATACTTTACAAGCCATTGGCAAGTCGGGGTTAACTTTCACGGCTGAAATTTGGGAGAAAGGCTACACAGGGGGAACGGTTTATCCTATAGGGGCATCCGTGAATCCTTTTGTACTTGATTGCCTTGCTTCCGGCGATGATCCGTTTCAGCCGGTGCTTCCGACAACATTTACAATTAGAGCCGATTTTACGGAATTTACAGGGCCGTGGCCGGACTTTCTTTCTACAGATGACAGAAAGTATCATGTGCGGTTTTATGCGCAAGGAACGGCTTATTTTATATGGCAGGGGTTTATCTTAATGGATAACATTACTCTACCTTTTACAACGGGTAGAACTATCGTAGATATTCTTTGCGTGGATGCCATTGCCTTGTTAAAATCCGTTAACTACCTGCCCGGTGTTCCGCTGCTTACAAGTACTGAAAGTATTGTTAAAACCATAAACAACTGTCTAACTTACCTTCTTTATCCAGGGGGATATAAAGTTAATTTTGCAGTCAATTACTACACATCGCAGTTAACTGAAGCCAACAACGCCCTGCGACAGATGTACGTTACACAATGCAACTGGCAATCGGGGGTAAGTTCATATTTAAATTGCTATCAGATATTGGAAATTATTTGTACTGCTTTTGGTGCGCAAATATTTCAGTCGGGTGGGGAATGGTGGATAACTTCCGTAAATGAAAGGGCATCCGATACTATTCGGGTATTTCAAACCAATCAAGATACTGACCCCGATACCACATTTAACAAGTCTATAAATTACACCATTCAGCCTTATATCAACGATTCTGTAACTCCATTTTACTTTGTTCAAAATAGTCAAGTTAAGATACTGACAAAGGGATTCCCACAGGTGGAGGTTACGGGTGAATTAAGCTACTGCTTTAATAAATTGATAAATGGCAATTTCAGTAAATTAACTCCATACGGTATGCCGGCTATCACCGGAATACCCGATAACTGGACTTATACACTCGAATCAGCAATAGGTAAAATAGAAAGGCAAACATATCGCAATATCACAGGATTGCAGTTAACAGGTAATGTAGTATCACCTGGTACCGACCCGACACAGATAACATCTACAGGGGTACTTATTGACCAATCGGATAAGGTTATTTTATCTTTTGACTTTGCTGCTTTAACAGGTGGTGGCAGTCCGGGATGGATGAACTTACAGATATACATTGATGTAGGTAGTGGTAACACATGGAGGTACACAAAAAAGATAGGGGAAGATGCTAAATGGTTATACAACCCAAGCAATAACGATAGTCCATACAGGCTTGAAGGAACTCTGACAACTGACCCACAGGCTATATCAATAGAAAGCGTGCCGGCTCCTGCTGATGGAACTCTTTATATTAGGTTTAACGGGGGTGGTAATGTAACGGGAGCATTTACGGAGGTCTTTGTTGCTAATTGTATAATGACATTGCAATCACTTTATTCAAGTAGAACAATAAAGAACGTAATAAACTCAAACCCCTATAAAAAGCAAATAGATGTTAAGTTAGGGAATAACTATCAAGATGGATTTATTGGCGCATCCCGTACACAATCTCAATCATTACTTACATCCGGTAACGTAGCACTTGTTAACTTTTATAGGTATGGGACACCGGCAACTACTTACAACACATTAGCGAATCTTTTATTATCACAGGCTTATAACATAGTCAGTAAGCCACAGGTTAACATTCAATTTAGTCAATACGGGTTATTCAATCAGTCGGATAATTATGTTATAGGTTTAGTTAATAACTTTGCAGTGAGTGATCCTTCGGGAAAGATAAGCATAAGTGGGGCAAGGTTTGTGTTAGGTGCTTGTACGATTGATTATGTGAATAACACAATTAACGGCATCGGGTTACAGATAGCAAATGCGGTACTTACATTCTCAATTTCCGAAACGTACACTCGAAACGATAAAAGATGACACCAGTAACCGGACAAAAACTCAACCTTTACAGGTACAATTCGATAGCAATGACTGACAATCTCATTGCGTGTGCAAGGACTTGCACCTTTTCGGTGGAGGTGGATGCAATGGAAACTACCAACATCAGTAGTGCATGGTTCAGAGAATCCCGGCCCGATGTCGCATCATGGTCTATACAAGCAGATGGACTTGTTGTATTAGATGATTATTCCTACCTGTTTATGCTGAATAGCCAACTGAATCGGGAGTTGGTATCGCTGAAATTCGTTATTGATAATGGTACGGCAGGTGGGTTAGTTATAGTATCGGGTTTGGCATGGCTGCAATCCTTCACCATTACGGGCGCAAATAAGGACATTGCCACTTATCAGGTAAGTTATCAAGGTACGGGAGTATATAGTTTAGCAGGAACCACCGTAACGCCAACTGGCATCGTTATACAAGGTACAACTACACAGGTGCTGCAATATACTGCTGGGGGTGGGGAGACTTCGATTGCTATACCGGGTGGGGCAGGTAAGACAATGATATACGGGTCACGTGGTGGTACATCGTTTGAAACCATTGCGTATAGTGGATCGCCCGGCACGGGTGTAGTGTGGACTGTGGGTAGTGGTACTTTGACCGTTGATTCGGGTGTGCCTTTCTTCGCAGGTGAGAAAATTATAATTTTAGTTCAATAATATGAGAAAGTTTTTAACAATCTGTGCAATACTTTTATCCCTATCCGCTTCCGCCCAATGGCAGCAAACAGGAAGTAAGGTACGTTATGTGAATGGTATCGGTATTCCTACTAAGGACACGGCTGCAGGGGTGAGTGCTGATAGTTCGCAGATACTGATTCGACCTGCTGATAGTTCGTTGTATGTGAAGTATAAGAGGACATGGCAGAAAGTTGGTAGTGGTGGAGGTGGAACGGTTACGGGTAGCGGTACTACCAACTATGTATCAAAATTCACTTCATCTACTGCTATTGGTAATTCGCAGATATTTGATAATGGAACAAGCGTAGGTATAGGTACGACAAGCCCGAGCAATAAAGTTGATATATTCACCACAAACAGAACTTCACTTACTGCTGTTGGTTCGGGGTTAAATGTAAATTATAACGGAAGTACTACCGGACAATTTGCTACTCTTGGGTTTAGTTGGAATTCTTCTGTAGGTAACAACTCTACGCAATGGGGGATGGGTATGATTGGTACTAACTTTGTATCCGGCAATGCTGATGTTAATTTTTTTACTGATGGAGTTGAGCGTATGCGTATAACATCCGCCGGGGGGGTAGGCATAGATTACACCGCCCCTGCTGCTAAATTAGCCGTTAATGGTACTGCATTAATCAACACCAACACAGACAATGGAGTAGATAAATTGCAGGTGAGTGGGAGTATGAACGTATCAGCAAGGGCAACGGCACAGAATTTATCGGTTACGAATAATGGCAGTATAACAAATGATTTAACGGTAGGAAAGACAGTTTATTGTGGTTCTTCATCTGTTGATGGGTTGGTAATAACTGCTGCAAATACAAGAGGTTTAGTAATTAATGGTGTAGGCTCTGGCGGTGGTGGTGCATCTCAAACAAGATTATCTTTTGACCACAATGGAGCTGATAGGGGTTTGTTTTACTATGATGAATCAGCAGAATTATTTTCTTTTCAAACATCTGGGACATCCCGAAAGCTACAAATGGCAACGGAAGCAGGTGTATTTTTATATGCAACAGGCTCTAATACCAATGTACGCATTGGTGATGGAACTGCTGCAAATGCTAAACTTTCCGTTGCAGGTACAACATTAGTTAATACAAATACTGATAACGGAGTGGATGAATTACAAGTCAATGGCTCAATCTCTGGCATCGGGTTCAAGCAAAACTACGTTACCAAAACCGGAGCATACACCGCTACTAATGATGATTATGTAATTGATTGTACTTCCGGTACTTTCACCGTTACCCTTCCTGCATCATCCGGTCGCACAGGTAGAATACTAATCATAAAGAATAGCGGTGCAGGTACGATAACCGTTGATGGTAACGCATCCGAAACTATTGATGGCGCAACTACTTATTCACTATCCGTACAATACGCCACCGTACAAATAATGTCGGATGGTACGAACTGGAAAATAATATCTAAATTCTAAAACTATGCTTACCGCAATCGCAACCGCAATCACATTATCAGTAACCGCACCCGTACAGGTGCAAGTACAACAAGCAGACACTATCCCTGCTGCCATTCAGGTCAAACCTGTAGAGTTCAACAAACTGACAAAGGACACTATCACCCAAATCACATGGGTAGTGTTTGGACTTGGCAGAGATACCGCACAGGGCTGCAATACCTACGTGGTAGCATATGACCGCAAGGGAAAAAAGGTTACAGATGGCAACGTGCCTATCCCTGCACACATCGTGCAGCAATGGGGAACGGATAACACACTCATAGATGATTTTATTCTCAACTTTTATAAACTGATTAA